TCAGCGAGGACTGATGGTTCTCGATGGTAGTTTGTCATCGATGAGGCGATCGAGCTTGGCCTCGATGCGGCGTGTGGTTTCGACGAAGGCCTGCATCGTGGTCTCGGCTCTTGCAAAGCGCTCGCGAACCTCGGAACTGCCGTCCTTGAGCTTGCCGATCTCGACCTCGAGCTTGAGGTTGCGTTCCTCGATGACTGTGACGCGGCTGTTGAGCTGGCTCGACCACCAGACGACGCCGCCGGTCTGGACGAAGAGGGCGATTACCAAGGCGAGCGGGATCTTCTTGTCCACGCTCCAGCTTTCCCTTTCGCTCATGGCCAGCACCCTGCCGCCCGGCCGCCCTCATAGTGGATCGCCAGGCGGCGATTGCCCTCGCGGGAGACGGCCTGAACGTCCCGCAGGCTGTCGGTGATCACGCCGCAGGGGCGGTCAACGGGCGCCACGCTTGCACACCCGCTCAAAGCGGTCCCAATCGCCACCAGCGCTGTAGCAGCGGTCGACAGCCTCACGGGCCTCGACGAAACGCTCCTTGGCCACATGATTTGCCCTTTCGATGTTGGCGGCGGCTCGCTGCGTTGCAGCCTGCTCGCGGTCTTGGATGAAAAGCCAGAGCGCCATCAAGGCGGCGACGATTGCCAGCGCTCTCAGCAACAGGTGCGGCGGGATCAGGCGGAAGAGGGCGAGGGCGGCGGCGATCATGCCGACGCCTCCCGATGCCTCGCCTGCCGATAGGCGATAACGACGAGGCCGGCGATCGCCGCGACGCTGCCGCCTGCGACCAGCAGGGCGAAGACGATATCGACCACGCCGCCATTGCCGGTGATCGGCTGCAAGGCGTCCTTGGCCGCGCCGATGGTGGCGCTGGCCGTGCCGATCGTCGCCACGATGGTGCCTTTGCCTGTGATGGTCGAGGAGACCTTGGCATCTGCGGGAGTGGCGGTCTCCAGGCCGGCAGGCGGCTGAGGGATGGCCGTGGCGACGCCACCGGCGAGGTGCAGCGCAGTCTCCCGAACATGGGCGATACGGGCGCTCCAGCCCTTGCCGAAGGTCGGCCAGGTTTTGAGGCCACGCAGGAACCGCAAGCGGGCGTCCTGCAAACTATCGATGAGGCCGGCTATCTCGTGCTTGCGGATGGCCTCCAGCGTCTTCAGGCCCAGAATGCCATCGGCCTCGACGGCGAGAAGGCGCTGAAGCGTCTTCACGGCCTGGGCCGGGCCGGAATTCACGGCGTAATCGAACAAGGCATAATCCAGGCCGGCCGGCAGTTCCCGATAGCGCAGCGGCTGTGCATATTGCCTGTCCAGGATCCGGGCTGCCTCCGCCAGCGTCAGGCCTTTGACTTCATCCGGTGTCGCCTTGCGGCCGAGCCGGCGCGCGGCGCCCAGGGTAGCCGCGGTGATCCCATATTTGGTGGCGCCGCCCGGATCGCGCGGATGGTTCACATAGCCGCCTTCGGAGCCAAAGACGAGCTTGATGGTTTGGGCGAGAGTTTCGCTCATGTGAGAGCTCCAAAAAGAAAGCTCCCCAGAGGGGAGCCTGTGTTCAGTTCATCAAAGGCGATTTCATTTGTTGAGCAAGAGTTAGCCTGGGAAGGCCTTTTTGGATGTGTAAGGCTTTCTTCCCATTACCTTGCAAGCAAGCGAGATTATCTTGTCCCGTAGATCCGGAAAGACATCGACCGCGCCTCTGGGGTAGTGCCATTTCAACCATTCAAAGAGCTTGCGTGGCGGTGATCCAGGGGCCGCGTGAGCATCGACTCCCCAGCATCGTTTTACGAGGCGCTTCCGTTTTCGCCAGCTGCCACAGGTATATTGGATCGTGCGATTGTCAGCGATCAGGAGCCCTTCTTGTTCGGCAAGCCGGAAGGTTTGGCTCTTTGGCCAATCCCCAGGCAACCATCGCCCTCCGAAACGATCGACGATAACGGGCTTCAGCCCTCTGGCAACAATCTGCTTTGTCATTCCATTAGGACCAGCCTCAAAATTGTTGCCGTCAAATAAGGTTTCCTGAGGACCGGTGTCGAGCGAGTTGAAGATCTCTGTTCGAATCATAAACGCGTTAGACCTAATGCCTACATTGGGAAACGGTGTAGTTTCATTGAGGCATTCGTATCCACCTGTCGCTCCAACAATCCCACAATCGGGCAAGCTGTCGAAAGCCGACAAATAATAAGACAGCCAATTTGGAGCGAGAATTCGGCTCCATGAAATCAGCGGGAGAACAAACTCTGTTCTGCAAGAAGATGCAATTTTTAGAAAGATGGCGGTTGGAGGTATCTGGTCAGAGAAACGTAAAATTCTGACATTGGAAGAGGGGATTGATGACAGAATATTTTGGCACACAACTGGCTCGCTAGAGCCGTATCCTTTGGCGGCAATAACCAAATCGTAAACTTCTCCGGCCGGATAATTCTTTAGACTTCTAAAGAATGCGTGTGCATACCTTGGGTCGTTAATTTTTCTCCACAAGAATATTACAGTAACTCGCGCCATCGATATCTGAAAATCCTTACATTTTTTTAGTGATATATCATGGACATGTCTATGCTTCCATACCTAGCCCAGGATGAATTGTGGCGAGCTTGTTTTCAAAGCGACGACACGCTAGCGTCGTTCGCATATGAGGGGAAAATCAATGCGTAAGACCAAGCCAGCAGGTAGTCGCGATAGTATCATCCAAGCCGTCGAAGAGGCGGGGTCGTCAGATGCAATATTCTTTGGTTATCCTCTCCGCGAAAATGGCCTCTTCCTGCAGCAGGATCCCGAGGAATTTGGATCGTTTGTCCATTACATGGCTACTAAGATAAAGCCCGCCGAATATAGCATGGATATTGGTATTGCTTCGGGCGGGCAGACCAAATTCCTGCGGGATTATTATTCGACTGATAAGACCATCGTGGTTGACGTGGGTACGCACCCTGTCTTTCCACATTGGGCTCGCATAAAAAAGGACCTGAACAGCGATCTCGTCGAGGAGATTATTTCCGATTCCCATTCACCAGAAGTTCGTCAGCGGTTGTTGAAGTACGAAAACAAAATCGATTTCGCCTTTGTTGACGGTGATCATACCTATCATGGTCTGCGCAAAGACATCTTCCTGACCAAGGAACTGATGAGGGTCGGCGGATACATGGTCCTCCACGACACGCTTGGAGTGTGGGATTGCAAGCGTGTCTTCGATGATTTGATCCAGGCTAAAGACTTCATTTTGGTCCGCAATTTCGCAATTCGATTCGGTATCTCGATCTGGCAGTTGCAGCGGAAAAAGAGGATTCCCACGGCCTTCAATCGTGCCACTGGGCGCGGAAAGCTTTGACAACTTCAGGGATCCTTCCATCTTTAGAAAGTAGTTAAGCGATAGGCCTTTCCCCCGCAAAAATTGGCATTGCCGTGACACCAGCATGATAATATTGTTTCTAATCACGCATTGTTAAGTAAGCGCCTTTCCGGCGCATCGCTTTCCAGAGTACGTTGAAATAAGGAAATTAGGGATTAAGCTGGTGGTATACAAAAGAAATCACAATTTAATTATATTTGCAGATGACGTGGTAGGATTTGAAATCATAAAGTTCGCTATTTCGAATTTTAAGAAAAATATATCTGCGGTAGTTGTCGCCGATACTGGTAATGATATTTCTAATTTTGTTCGGTCAACAGCCAAAGACATTGAAATTTTGAAGTGGAGGGAGCCTGACTCACAAAATTTTGTGACGAAGTTGCGTGATATTGAGGCGGAGATATTTCTTCTTGCTTGGTGGCCATACATCATCAAGGATGAGCTCAATTGTGGTCAGGCCGTCACCTTAAATTTTCATCCCAGCTTATTGCCTTATTGCCGCGGTAAAAATCCGAACTTCTGGAGCTTGGCTTCCGGCGAGCCTTACGGCGTTTCCATTCATCATGTCGTTTCTGAAATTGATGCTGGGGCTATCGCCTTTCAATGGGAGATACCTTACAGCTGGTCAGACACAGGTGGCTCACTCTATCGAAAGGGCCAAGAATCTATAGTGGAGCTATTCAAAGCCAACTACGAACGCATCCTTGCGCTTGATATTCCTGCGGTGCCGCAAAGCCTCGAACTCGGCAGTTTTCACTGGGCGAGGGAACTCGATCCGAAATCGCAGATCGACCTCGATGCCCCGACGACAGCAAGAGAGCTGTTCAACCGACTTCGTGCTCGCACGTTTCCGCCCCACCGTGGTTGCAGGTTCACAGACGCTAACAATACCTATGAAGTCAGGATCGAGATCACTAAGGTCGTCTAGGATACAACAGTCGATCTAAACTTCGCTTTCATGCGCCGTAATTTTCGTGCCGAATAGACGCGGTGGTCGATATACCAGTGCGCGAGATAGTCAAACATCTGGCGCTCTGCCCAGCCTCCACCGAGTCGCTGGCGCTTTTCGTTAAAATAGCGCTGGGCATCCTGGCGATATGCAATAAGCGTCGATATACGATTACTCAAGTAGTCATCCTGGCTCTTGTAGTCGCGCTGGATGATTCGCTGATAAAAAGAAGTTTTATTCGAGCCAACGACCCGCCCACGGAAAAGTGTGTCAAACATCAGCATAAAGTCGCCGCCCCAGGAATGGGGATACGATCTTAAGACTTCTTGCCAAGCAATCTTGATGGCTTGAGTCCGCCACAGTCCATAGAACCAACTGGCGTGGGCGCCTTTTACTGCGCGATAACCCGCCCATAGGCCACGGCCTAGGTTCTTCGGTGCTGCAGTATGTCTAGTTGTTTGTTTGCGACCGGTACGCAAACTGGTCACCCGGCCAACTGCAAGATCAAAATCCTGATGCTCGTCTAGAAGTGCAACGAGTTCTTCCAGAAAGTTGGCGTCGGTATAATCGTCATAAGCACGCCAAATGAAATACTCACTTTGGGCCGCTTCAAGAAGTGCGCCAAAATTTCGCCAAGAGCCAATATTCTCAGAATTTAAATGGTACTCAAAGCGGGGATCACGTTCGGCTAGTTCTCGTGCAATTTGGGGTGTTTCATCGGTTGAAACATTGTCAAAGATGAGAACTTTGAAATCCTGAAACGACTGTACTCTGAGATTCTCCAGACAGTCGCGGAACATGTCGCCGCCGTTATAGATCGGCATACCGATTGTTACTCTTGGTCCACGCTGCAACTTCACCTCCTCGACATAGGTGACCTTTCAATAGCGCGCTAAAGCACGAAATTGAAAGGCTCGATGTGGGGGTTATGCGCCGATAATTTCTCCCGGTGCATGAAGTAGGGCTACGGGCTGTCGAAATGAATGAGGATTATGCGATTCCTAGATATGTGATGACGATAAGGCCGCTGCCGCCGTTGCCGCCTGCGAAGGTTCCCCCTGAACGAGAACCACCGCCGCCGCCGCCATAAACACCGCCATTTGCACCGACGGCGTTGACCGGCGTGTTGTATCCCCCTGCTCCGCCGCCGGAACCATGAGTGGCATCCCACTCGGTGCCATTGCCACCTGCCCCAGGAGATGCACCTGTCGCACCTCCTAGCCCCCCATAGCCAGCATCACCAGATCCTCCGACGCCTGACGCACCGGTACTGCCTGCGCCGTTCAGGCCGGCGGCACCACCGCCAGCACCCGAAAAGGGATTTGCGCCGGCGGAGCCGTCACCGCCGCTGTATTTGACTGTGCCCGTGCCAAGGGCTGCATCGCCACCTAGACCAGCCTGGGCACTACCTCCGGAGGAGCCGCCGCCGACACCTCCCTTCGAACCGACCATAGACGCTCCTAGCGTGGTAGCGCCGAACCAAGTATCGCCACCCGAACCGGCGATGTTACCTGACGAAGTAGCAACCCCACCTGCGCCCACTGAGAAATCTATGAGTGCGCCGGGGGATAGATTGAGATTATCGACGCGGGAATATGCGCCACCGCCACCGCCGCCGCCATACGAGTTGCTGGCGCGAGCGCCGGCTCCGCCGCCGCCAATGCACTCGACCCTGTTGCCATTCGGTTGCCAGTCGTACGGAACGGTCCATGTACCGACGCCCGGCGTCGCCAGATACACGCGTTTGCTGACATAGGAGCGTGGAACGATAGTAGCGAGGCCCGGCAACATATTAGATCCCCCTAACAATGCCGGTGTAGACGAACTTGTTTGTCCCTCGGCAGACAAAGCAAACGAGATCAACAGCCCCCGCGGCTGTAGAGAGCGCTGGAGCGCCCCCAACGCCGAAGGAGAAGTTCGGCCCCCACGACACAGTTCGGCTACCGGTACCGTCCTGCGTAATCTCGATATTGAGCGGCCAACCTGGTTTGGCATTGGTCGGGCTCGAAATGGTCCGGTTACCACCAATGGTGACTGCACGGTTGACTCCACCTGCATGGTCGACGGCGATCGTTGCGGCGTCGGTTAGGGCAACCCATCCCATCGCAGAAAGTACGACATCCATCGTTGGAATGAAGGCAGCGCCGGCCTGCACGTTAGCTGTTGTTGCCAGCGCTGTTGCTCCAGTGCCGCCATTGGCAACAGACAGGGTGCCGCTTACATGTGTTGTCAGGCCGACCTTGCCCCATGAGGGCGCCACTCCCACACCGCCCGAGCGAAGCACATTGCCTCCCGCCACACCGGCTAGCTTGGCAAGTGTGGTTGTGGTGTCCGCATAAAGAATATCTCCGACAGCAAAGCCAGCGTTGAGTCCTGCAAGTACCTTTGGAGGAATAACAATCGCGTTGGACGCAAGCCAGCTGCCGCCGCAGACATCCCATTCCGTTCCACCGCGGTTGAGTAGCACGACATCTTCGCCGGGGCGGAGGATTAAGGAAGTGTTGGCCCCTCCGAGTCCAGCCGGGGGGCAATAGATGAAATCGCTCCCCTGCCGAACGATGGTGACGTCAGCGGTGCCGTGATTGAAGACATGGATCGCCGGGCCGGCAAGCCCCGCACCCCATGCGCCGCCAGCAGGAAGAGCGATGTTGAAGGGGCTGGCCGCACTCGCCTGAATGGCCTTGCCATGGTCGGCGGCTGTTAAAGCGATGTTGGCATTCGCAAAGACGAAACCGGCGAAATTGCCCAGAACTGCCTTCACAAAGGCTGTCGTCGTGATACTAGTGTCATTGTCGCCGGCTTGTGGTGTCGGTGCAGTAGGATTCCCGGTGAATGCGGGGCTATCCCTACCAACAATACTTCCGGTTGAATAAAAGTAGTTGAATAAATCGAAAACATACTTTGTACTGGCAACATCATTGCTGCCAATTGGATTGGCGGCGGGATCTGATGATATGGTTTGTGCGCCGACGGAAAAGGTTGGTTTCGTCGTCCAGGTCTGCACCGCATTGATCTTCGCAACATTCGCGATTTGAATGCCGCTACCCTTGATCAGCTTGCCGGTGGCTCCATCGAACAGCACGACCTCATTCGCTGCCACGCCACCGGCAGGCCCGGTGACATCGCCACCGACAGCCGAGCCAACCGCAGTTACCTTGGGGTGAAGCGGATCGGTATTGTCGATCTCGATATTCAGGCCCGCCTGCAATCCCTGCACGGCAGTGTCGGCCTTTGCTCCCTGTGCCGCGGTGGCGAACGCCGTCGACGGCTGGAACGCTGCCGATCCAAGGGAGGAGGTATTCGCTTTTAGGTCGAGAGCGGCCTGCGTGGCGGTGCTGATCGGCTTGTTGAGGTCGGAGGTGTTGTCGACGTTCCCCAGGCCGACACTAGCCTTGTTGGCCTTGCTGTCCGTGTAGGCCTTGGCGCTGTTCAGTGTTGCGGTGTCGGCGGCAGCCTGGGCGCTGGAAACGGGCTTGTTCGTGTCTGCGGTATTGTCGACATTGCCGAGTCCTACATCAGCCTTTGCACCGGAGAAGGCCACCGCCGCAAGCGCGGAGGTGTTGGCCTTGGTGTTCAGCGCGGCCTGCGTCGCCGTCGAAATCGGTTTGTTGAGGTCGCTGATATTGTCGACGTTTCCGAGGCTGACATCACCTTTGACGAGGGTCACGGCGCCCGTCTTGCCAGCAACCGACGTCACGGTGTTGACCTGCGCGCCAGCTTGAATCCCATCGAGCTTCGCCTTGTCGGCGGGCGACATCAGGCCGGCCGCCGTTTGGTTCGCCAGGGCGCCGAGGGCGACGACCTGTTCTTTCAGCCTCTGACCCCACATGGTGATGCGATCGAGCGCCCGGTTGATCGTTGGCGCCGGCAGAGGGCCGCCATCCTGCAGATCGACCGATTGAGTGAGCGGCACGTCGCGGTAGATGATCAGCGTGGTGCCCGTTGTCGGCGCGGCCGTCATGGTCACGCTGCCGCCTGCAGGTGAACCGGCGCCGGCCGCCATATAGTCCATGCCGAGCGTCTTGGTGACGGTCGCCCCGTCTGCGGCCTGAATCTGCACCACAAGATCGGTGTTGGCCGTAAACGGGGGCGGGAAAGCGAAGGCGGTTGTGCTGCCGTCGCCCGCATAGGTACGGCGATTGTCATAGCTGGGAATGGTCATGGAGGCTCCGGCAAACAGAATTCCGCCTGTGAGGCGGGACTTTGGGGGCGGATGTGGAGTTGAGGAGCGGACGGAGAGGGCACGAAACGAGATGTCCTCGGCGGTGAATCGAGATAGGTGGCGTGGGCATCGTCGCCGAGCTCAACGGCCGGCGCTTATAGTGCCTGGCATACAGAAGGCGTGATCGGGCGATGTTCGCTGGTGGCTGCAACATGTGACGCCCTCGCCGTACGCAGAGCCTGGAACCCGGTCTTCCACTCTTCCGGGCTGACGGCAGGCGATCTATCCAAACGGAAGAGCATCCTCATCAATGTTAGGCCTGCGTCTTTCGCCGGAAGGTCAAGCCGTTTTTCCCAATCGCCCCAGGCCGCCGAACAAGCTGCCGGCTGCATTGAAGTATCCGCCGGTCTGGGCATTCCTGCCGGCGATGTTGGCGAGCCTGGCCTGGTAGTTCAGATTGTTGGCCTGGTTCTTGGCGTTCCAGCGAATGGCGGCGATGTCGAGCGCGCCTTCGCTGGCGGTCGAGCCGATGACGTCGGAGGGCGAGCCGTCGAGATTGACGCCGGAGCCGCCGGTAAGCGCGGTTTGCGTGCCGATGGTGCTGTCGATCTGGTCCTGCTTGCGGCTGGCCTGGTACTCGCCTGTCATCGTCTCGATCTGGGCCTGGCGGCGATAAACCTCGGCCTGGGCGTCGGCCTGGGCCTTGGCGGCGTTGCCCTGCTGGATGGCGCCGATGGTCGACAGGCCGGTGCCGGCGATCGAGGCTGCCGTGCCAAGGCCGATGCCCGAAATGGCGGAGCCGGCGGCGGAGGCCGCGGAAGCCAGTCCGGCTCCGATGGCTGCAAAAAGCGGTGGGCACATGGTCAGGGCTCCGGATCGGTGTTGAGTGTGATGGAACGGATCGTCGCCGGCAGCGGGCCGTCGGCGATCAGCATGAGTTCGCCTTTGTCGCCCCAACTCGTTTGCGGACGGGCGTCGTAGAAGCCGGTGGCGAGCGGGGCGGCTGCGCCGAGATCGTCATTGGTATGGCGCAGGGTGATCTCCTCGGCTGTCGCTTCGTCCCGGCCTGCGCGCAGCGAGCCGGTAGAGAGGAAGTCGATCTTGGCGAAGACGATCTTCTTGCGCCGCCCCAGGCCCGAACCATCGCCGGCCGAGGCGGGGGAGGGCATCAGGCGGGCGCGTGAGAGGTAAGGCAGGCCAACGGTGATCGTGCTGGCCGGCCGCCCCGAGGCAAGCGAAACGGCGCCGCCGGCGACGATCTGGTCGGTTTCCCGCGCGCCATCCGCCAGGATCGCGACGCGCTGGCCCTCGAGGTGGCCAAGTCCGGTGACGCCGGTGGCGGGGGCGCCGCCATACTGCAGAGCACAGTCGAGATACCATGCCTTGTCGGGCGTAGCGGTCGCCGCCTCGAAGGGCGCCGCCATGCGCTCGATATAGCGTCTGCTCACGCCGCCGATCATGCGCCGGACGATCAGCCACACCTCGTTCCTGCCTTGGCCGGGCATGGTGGCGCAGCTCTCGACGAAACCGCTGCCGCCCATAAGATGGCGATGCAGGCCAGCCATGGACTGGTCCTTTTCATAAGTGAGGCCGATCAGTTCGCCTTTGCCGTTGGGCAGCCACACCACGCTGTCGGGCTCCTGGGCATAGGAGAGCTCAGCGATTCCGGCAGCGAACAGGTGATCCGAAAGCACGGAGATATCGGGTGTCGCATAGCCGGCTCCGCTGTCGCCCTGGACAAATTCGCGGAGCGCCTTACCGAAGCTGGAGACGAAGACCGTCGAGCTTCCAACCTTCACGGGCCGGATCGCTTGCGAGCCATAGGTCGAGGCGAGGGCCTGCCGGAAATTGTTGGCCGAGAAGGGCAGGTTCGGGCTATCGCGTCCCATCGTGCGGGCTGCGCCGGCCGTGCCAATCAGGAGATCCGCGCCTTCGGCGATCCACTGGATTTCGTTGACATCGGTAAGAGTGAAGGAAATCGCGTCGTCGTCCTTCACCGGAACGGAGACGGAGAAGTCCAGCTCGCGCCCGTAACCGCCGGTCTTGGTCGCCCAGATGCCGGAGGGTTGGGTGTTGGTGCGGGCATAGACCTTACGCTGCTCGAAAGTGGCGACATGCGCCGGCCATCCCGGTGTTTTGCCCCAAGCACCGAGACGCCATTGCAAAGTACCTTGCGCAATAGGGAGCGGAGCATCATCAAGCTTGGCCTGCACAACAGTGGTCGAGGTGACGGCGGTTATGACGAAGGCGCGATAAACTGCGTTTGTTCCGAGCAGCGCAATGATGCGCCCGACGTCGTCCGTCGTGAAACCGGCTCCTGCGTTGATGCCTGTCGTCGACGAGGCTGTGATTGTTATGGCTGGCGCTGTAGCCATGTCTTCGGTGAAGGCTAGATCACCCACGGTGATGACGGTACCGCCGTTATTGGTTGAGACGTTCAACCTATAGCCGGTATAGGCCGTTGTATTGGTGAATCTGAAATAACGGGTCTCTCCGGCTGACCAATTGCTTTGCGCGAATTGACTATCAAGTACCGTCCAGTTCGTACCATCGTTTGACCCTTCAAAGGTCCAAGACTTCGGCGCGCGATCAGTGACAGGGGTAGCAGCCACAAGACCGGCATAAGCCGAAACTGAATACCCGACGACGATCTTCGTGCTGGGAAAAGTGTAGGAGACCCACTCGTTTGAGGGGGTATTGCTGTGCCAGGCTGTGCCAGAATCACGATCGAAAGCGTTCCACGGCGCACCTAGCCCTGTACTGCCGGCGGCGGCCGTTCCGCTCGGTGCGGTGTTACTCGTCATCTTCGGGACCGGATTTCCCGTCGCGGAAGGCGTCAGCGTAGTTGCCGTGTCATTCACTGGCAAAAAAGGGCCAAACCGAAAGTTTACGGTCTCGATCGACCATGACGTGTCGCTCAGCCGCTTCACTCGCCGCGGTTGGTAGCCCTTGTGCGTGATGTCGAGCACGTCGTTGGTTTGGTCGAAATCGAGCTGGAACAGGTCCGCATCGGCATAGGGATGGGTTACTTCCACGCTGCCGACCCGCCCGCCCAGCGTGTAGACCCTGAATACGCCGGCGTTGAACACCAGCATATAGGCCTGGCTCGCCGAGAAGATGAAGGGAATGAAGCGGGCGGGGCGGGAGGAATCCTTCACCTCCTGCACGAATTGCGTGCCGGGGCGGCGGGTGAGGCCGCCCTGGCGCATCACCATGAAGTTCTGGCATTCCTTCAGCCCGGTCTTGAAATGCTCGAGATCGGCGCGGCTGTGCAGCTTGGGAGAAAGCTCGCCGCGCGAGAAGACCGGCTTGAGTTCATAAGCGCCCATCAGGAACGAGCCTCGATCCAGAAATTGTCTTCGGGGTCATCCGGCGTGCCTTCCAGTGCGTCGATCGCCTGCGCTTCGGAAAGGGCGACCTGCGTCTTCTGCCCGAGGGATTCGGCATAGGAGGCCTTGCCGGTGACGAAATGCGCCGCCTTCTGCGCCAGGGCCAGGGCGAGCACATCGGTGAATTGCTGGTCGAACTGGCCGGTATTGTCGACACGCCTGACATAGCGGACGGGGCGCGGGGCCGGCTCGTCGGTGAGGATCTGGCTGCCCTCGATCTTGTGCGGAACGGTCTTGCCGCTCTCCGTCCCGTCCGCGGTCAGCGGCATCACGCGCAGGCAGTCCACCGGCAGCTCGTAGGCGTGGGCCCAACCAAAGGCCGGCGGCGTCGCCGATTCCGGCAGGAGGGTGCGTGCCATCGCGAAATTCCAGGGATGGCGGCGCATCAGGCTCCAGGCCATCGGCCAGAAATTGCGCCGAAACCAGCGCGCCACGGCCGAATTGTCGTCGATGGAGGCCAGAGGCGCCTCATCGAGATAATCCAGGGCGAGGTTGCAGATCTCGGTGATGTCGAGATTGACGGACATGGGGCCTCCAGGCCGCGAAAAATTGGTCTCGTCGGGGCGGCGCGGACGCGAAACATCGCGCGCCGCCCGGTCGGATCTGAAGCGTGGCCTTACCTGAAGGCGTTGGCCTGCTTGTATTCGGCGAGCCGGCGGGTCACGATCTCGATCGGCGTCGCCTCGTCGATCGCGCTGCCGGCATCGTCGACGAGCTTGGCCTTGACCGCCTCGGCACGGATGGCGGCATCGACGTCCTCGGCCTCCTTCCGTGCCTCACGCTCATTGGCCTTGTCCGGGACGAGCTCGAGATGCTCGTCCTCCTCGCGGACCTTGCCGACGAGCTCGACTTCCTCGCCCGCCTCGATGATGCGGCCATCGACATAGGCCTTGGCCTTGACGAGATAGCGCGCCATCTCAGAAGCCCCCCACATTCAGGCCGGAGGGGTAGTTGACGATCGCCTCGCGGTCGGCGACGAGGCCCGCCGTCACCGTGCCGGCGGCGAAGGTGCCGGCCACGGTGTACTGCACGCCGAGATAGCGCTGGCGCTGGGCGTCGAGCGAGAGCGCGGGCACCTGCACGCGCAGCCATTCCGAACCGGCGGTGAGGCTGGCAGCGGGGATGGCCGGCGTCTGTACGATGACGCTGGGAGACGACAGGTCCGCACTGGCCGACGTGATATAGGCGAACTGCACGGAGGTGCCGCCGGTGAGTGCGGTATTGACGCGGATCACCAGTTCCAGGCTGTCGCCAGGGCCGAGATCGCGGGGCTGGGTGAGGTCGATGGTGTTGGTCGAGACGGCGCTGGCGGTGATCGCCTGCTTGTCCGACAGCAGAAGTTGCTGGTCCAGGATCATGGACTTGGCTCCGATGATGGGAAGGAAAGGGAAGGACGCGTGAAGCGTGGCAATCCCTCCCCGGTTTCGGGGAGGATGGCCCGAAGGCCGGCAGGGGAAGCGTGGCGCTACTCTCCCCCTCCCGTCGCTGCCCTGCAGCGACACCTTCCCCGCAGCCGGGGAAGGATTGAGCGCCTCATTCTGAAAGGCAGGCGGATCTCAGACCACGCGGGCCTCGGTGTTGAGAAGCTGGTCGGTCAGGCGCACCGGGATGCCGCGGAACGAGAGGAAAGGCTGGCCCTGGGCGTCCGTCACCGTCTGGAAGGCGAGGGTGGACTTTTCCATGGCCTGGATGTCGCCCCAGGTCTTCACGGCTCGGTTCACATAGAAGGCGGGCTTGCCCATCTTGAGCGAGGGGATCTTGTTGATCGCCCGCACCATCAGGCGGTAGAGGTTGGGCGGCGTCGCCGACTGCAGGCCGCCGGCGGCCGTGGTGGTGTCGATATTGGCGATGCGCACGGCATAGCGCCAGTCGCGCACGGTCAGCCCGCACTTCCACTGGTATTTGGTCTGGTAGGCCTGGTAGCGCCCGCCATTGGGGTCGAGGATCGGCGCCGAGGTGGTGACGTCCTGGTGGGTGAGCCCGGCCGTGGTGCCCTTGGGATAGATGCCGTGGATGGTGTTCGGCCCCCACACCACCAGCCAGATCGAGGTGTTGGAGGCGCCGGTGCCGCCGGCATCGATGACGTTGACGCCGTTGCCGGCGCTGAGGCTCGAATAGCGCGGCGACAGGCCGGTGATGCGGTCGGGGTTGACGCCCACCGATTCATAGAACAGCGCCTGGGCGAATTGCTGGTTCATCGCCTCGATGAAGGCGGTGTCCTCGGTCAGGCGGAAGGCGGCGGTGTTGCCGTTGAGATCGGCGAGGTCCTTGTCGATCACTGAATAGGTTTCCAGCATGCCGCAGACATCGGTGATCTGGGCCGTGGTGCTCTTGGCCGGCGGCACGCCGTAATTGAGGCGCCGCCAGGTCGCCTGCGGCAGGCCGGTGCGGATCGTGGTCTTGTGCCCGGTGGGCAGGTTGCCCTCGATCCAGGGAATGTCCTGCAGGGGTTCGTTGAGCTGGGACAGGAGCTCGGCCACCACGGCGGGCTTGCCGTTGGGGTCGAGGCGCTTGGTGACATCCACCAGCGTAGGATAGGAATTGCCGATGACGGCCATGGTCTGCTTCCTTGAAAAAAGGTCTCACCGCCGGAACGGATCGACCGGATAAAGGGTCTCGGCTGCCGATCTCGACTGAGCCGCCACACCGCCGGTTGCGAACTGGTCTTCCGCGTAGAGCGCCCGGCCCGCCCGCGCCATGGCCTGGGCCAGAGCGGGGGAGAGCACATAGCCGTCGGGCGACAACAGCCCGTTCGACTTGAGCTCGCCGATCAGCGCCTCGCCGCCGTTCTGGCGGATGAAGCGATCGGCGAACTCGACATTCTGGCGGAAGGCCTGCGAATTCCTGTCGCCCCAGGCCTTGGTCAGGGCTGCCTGCGCGGCCTCGCCGCGCTCCACGATGGCCTGCACATAGGTCGATTGCTGCCCGGCCTGGTGCTGCACGAAGCGATCGTGGAGGGACTGGGCCTGCCTCGGCGTGAGGCCGGCCTCATGCGCCCAGCTCCGATAGGCGCCGGCGCTGTCGCTGTCATAGGCGAAACCCTCGGGCAGGCCCTGGGGCATGCGGAATTCATAGCCTTCGGCCGTCTCGGGCCGGCCGAGCCTGGCATGGAAGGCCTGCCATTCCTCGGGCCCGGCATCGGCGGCCGGCGGTATGAGGGCCCTGGCCTTGAGCTCGTTGTACTCCGTCTGGAGCCTGTCGGCGTGACGCGCCGACTCGACCAGGGGATCAAGCGCCTTGTAGCCTTTGCTTTCGACCCATTGCCGGCTTTCTGCATTGCGCAGGCCCGCAAGGAAGTCCGTCGCGCCGCCGGCCGGCGACCCGTCATTGGCCGGAGGAACGGTGGCGTCTGCCGGGGTTCCCGCCATGGCGGCCCCAGGGTTTGCCGGATCCATCATCAGATGATGCCCTCGTTGGAACTGGCGATGGCCTCGGTGCGCGCGGCTTGCACCAGCGCGGCCTTCTCCTCGTCAGTCAGGTTGAGAAAACGAAAAAGCCGCCCGAAGGCGGCCCGCTTGCCATCCGAAAACGCGCGGTCGTCGGGTGGGATACCTTCCCCGTTCACCCGGTAGAAGCCGGTGTAGTCGGCGAGGTCGGCGAGGACGATCTGCACGTCCTCGTTCCTGATATCGAAGACGTTGTGATAGGCGAGCGCCAGCTTGAGCGCGGCTTCGCCGCCGCGGGCGCGCCGGAACAGCCTGGCGAGCGCCAGCCAGTTGATCGCAAGGGCGGCGCGCGCGGGGCCGCCGGAGGGATTGGGCATGCGGGGCTTCCGATTTGGACAATAAAAAACCCGCCGAAGCGGGGCGGGGTACGAAGACTGACTAGAGGGCGCCGGCAGCCGTGTGCTGGCCGCGATCATGGTTTGGAACTCTCGCTGGTTCCGGTGGCACGTGCGAGCGGCAAACCTTGCTTGGATTTCCGCGCCTGTGAGGGAGGAGGAATATCGCGGCTAGGCTTGACGTGTGAGCCCCGGGATAGCCCCAAACGAAAAGCGCCCGGCTGTGTGTGCCAGGCGCAATTTCTTATGCTCTTAATATGCCATGAAGGCCAGACTTCGTCAATCCTGTAGTCGGCAAAATTTTTGTTTTTTATCGTCGCGCTTGAGCTCGACGCTCAGGAAAAGGCCGAGTCGAGAAGGGCTGCGGGCACCCGGTGGCACTGCCAATACGGACTTCGTCCCGTTGGGCTGTCACCGCAATTTTGTAGCTGCATTACACTCAAGTGCCTTGTCGGCGTTGAGCCACCCCGCCTCGACAGACTGCTCAACCAGTTGGGAAGGAGGTTTTGGCATTGAGGGTCTTGTCGATAGGGCGCCTCGGGCAATGCGTTTTGCCTTGTCCAATGTCATGCCCATACGCCGAAGTACAGCACCCGCAAACATGTTGGCCTCGCGCTCGGGTCGCCAGTCGTCAAAAGTAACGTCGAAAGCATGGGAACCTAGATGATGACGGCAACGAAAATGACCGATCTCGTGCGCGATCAGAGCGCTGATTTCCCCGTTATCTGCGATTTCTGGGATATTCTTGAATATGACAACCAAATTTCCATCGTCGATACCCCCCAGGGCATTATTCCCTATTGGAGCAGTTTGCGGAAAAATCAAACAATTTTGATCGGAAAAACCAGCTAGATCGCAAATATTGGACAATAAAAATGCTGTATGCTCGTTCGCTGGCTCAACCAAATAACGCTTACTTCCATTAGGCATGTGAAATGTTTTTATCGAATCTCCAAAAATTACCAATCGCCTTTCTTCGGCTCTCGCAATAAATGAGAAAAATATTTGTATTGCAGTTAGTATAAATATAATTATCAAATTATATTTGAAGTTCTTGCATACTTTGTTCGATTCTTTCATTATATTGCTATAATCGTGCAAGAAGACGGCTTTCCGAAGAAAATTTCGTTCATTTTTTTCGAGTCCGTGCTCCAACAAGCTCGATATGCCACGGCTCGTTCGTAAGCGGAAATATAAGGCCATATTTCCTTGCATTGGCATGCATCCAATTTTTCGCAATGAGCCCAGCAGCAGAAATCCTTGCCCCGTTCTTAGCACTCGAATGATCATATGAGAGATCCATTGCGTTGCCAAATCCATGTTGCGATTTGCCTGGTGGTGCAACCCAACGACGTGCAACTGCAGCGGAGCCATATTTGATCAGTGCTTGATCCCAGAGTTCCTTTTGCCTTTTTGGCGAACGATACCCAGACACAATAGACAGAGCTTTTCGTACTTCGGGTGGTGCATCGTGAAGCATTGCAGCAAGTTGCTTTCGTAACGCCGGCGCCATGCCAAGCACATGCGATTTGTTTTGTCCCTTTCGAAGAATTTTCAAGAGTTCGCCCGTTTCTGCGGAGGCGGCGCGCGCATTTCCTTCCGAACCGAGTTCTCCACGAGATGTCGTGTCAAAATCCATATCTTTCGGAACACCTGGCGGAAGTTTTCTGGCGCCGTCGACGATATCTTTTTGATCCAATCTGGCCGAGCGCGATGTGTCGACCGATGTCTGGAAATCCATTTCCATCTCGGGAGCATTCTCAATGAGATAAGAGATGACGTCCTGACCAATAGGAAATGTGTCGAATCTGGATTTTGTACCCATATTTTGGGCGCCGTTGCCCATCTGCCCATTAGCTATTCCGATCAAGTTGCTGGTGGTTGCGGTTGTCGGGCTAGCATGCGCTATTTGGGCCACTTGAACCGGCGCCACCCCTTCTGGCTCCCGTACAAACATCCCTGGTACCCAACCATCCTCTTCCAGGCTGGCTCGGTCTCGATCAGTCTGCGCGATAGCAGCGAGGCGGTCGCGGCCGTTATTGCGCATGGCATTCTCGATCATGCGGGTCCGAACGGTTTCGGCGCGGCTGGTGCGCTCGTCGCCGGTAAGGCTGGAGCCGAGGGCCTGGGCGGCGGCGGTGCCGAGATCGATGGCGGGACCGGAGAGGGAGCGCATTGGGGCCGGGCCGGCGGGGGTGTTGGCTGCGGCGGCCGGGCTGGCGAAGGAGGCATCATCAGCGCCACCCGTCGCCTTGCCGCCGGTGCCGAGTGCGGCGGCAGCGAAGCGTTCTGCCAGGGGCGCGTTGCCTTTGGCATAGGCGATGGCGGCATATTCCAGCGCCGGCGGCAGGCCCGCCGATACCATCTGGCCGAAGATCGCTTGCTGCGCCCCGGGGTCGGCGCTGGCGGAAAGCGCGGCGCGCAGGGGTACCAGCCGCTCGGCCAGCGACTTGCTGCGATCGCCGAAGGCCGAGAGCGCCTGATCCACCATCGCTTTGGGCAGCAGCGCCCGTCCCTCGGTGGGCATGCCCAGCCTGTCCATGGCGGCATTGGTGGCTGCAAGCGCCGCCCTCAACCGCTCGGGCGAAGTACCCGCGTCGGTCCACAGCCGGTCGATCTGAGGATGCAGGCTGCGGACATAGCCATTCGGATCCTTGCGGCGGAATGCCTGGTCGAGGGCGATGGCCTTGATGCCCCGCTCATGGAGCTGGCGCTGCGTCTCAAAGGCGGGGCCTTCGCCTTTCGGCGCGCGGGCGGCGAGCCAGACGGTCTGCTCGGCCGGCGTCATCGCCCGGATGGCGCTGATGTCGGCGCCGAGGCTCACCGTGCGCTGGAAGTCGCTGTAGCGGCGCGCGCCGTCCTGCGGGCCATAGCTGGCGGTGAACTCGGCCTGGGTCGGCAGCTGGCCGTCATAGCGGCCGATGGTGGTCAGGGCCTGCGTGGCGTCCTGGATACGCGGTTCCAGGTCGCCCTGGGCCACGGCCTGACCTTGGCTGCGCTGGCCCCGGGCGTAAGCGACCAGCCCGTCGCGCTGATCCGGCGCCAGGGAGGTGACGACCGGATCGGGCGCCTTCTCCTCGACCTCGCCCGGCTTGTAGTCGCCTGCGGCCAGGCGGCGCGCTTGGTTGCGCCTGTTGTCCCAGCCATGCGAGGCGGCGGCGCCGCCCTGCGATCCGGCCGGGCGCTCATAGTCGGTCACGAACACGCCGGCGGCCTCGTCGGCCGTATTGGTGGCCCGCAGCCTGGCCTTCACGCCTGCATAGTCCGTGTTCAGCTCGTGATCGACGAAAGCGAGCTGCACGGAAAGATCGCGCCAATCCTTGCCCCTGTCGGCCGCGAAGGCCTTGAGGCTCTTGGCGCGGGTGCCGTTCCACTGGGCGATGCCGACACTGTCGGAGCCGTCCGAACCGTCGCCGGGGTTGCGGCTCGAGGGGGCCAGGCCTGCGCTCTCATGCACGAGATTGCCGACGATGCCGGCCGCCTGCTCCCGGCTGTAGCCGCGCCCGATGAAATAGGACATCGCGGCGGATTCACGGTCCGCCTGGGCCGGGCCGATCGCGCCTTTGGGAATCGTGGTCTTGGCGCCCCAGACGAGCTCGTGCATCCTGTCCGGATCGCTGCCGGCCATGCCCTTCGCCCATTCGATCGAGGAACCGGCGGCGATGTCCCGCTTCAGCCGCGCCCTGTCGGCGGCGGGGATCGAGGTGGCGCCGTCGATCTTGGCATTGAGTGCGGCGAGCGCCTGATCGCGCCGAGAGGGATTGCTTCGGATGCCGACGAGGGAGGCCTGGTAGGCGGCGGTGATCGCATTGGTTTCGTAGGTGCCGCGCCCCTTATATTCGAACTGGCTGGCCTCGTTCATCAGGCCGTCATTGAAGATCTGGAGGTCGGCGGCGACACGCTCGCGATTGCCGGTTGAAATGCTGCCGAGAAAGGCGGCGTCGGCCTTGGCGCCCGTCTTGGCGAAGCCGGCGGTAAAACCGGTCGCTTCCGCCGGCATCGTCTTGGCGGCCTCGGCAAGCGCGGCCTGCCGCTGCTGCTTGTAGAGGCCGAGCTTGTTGTCGTCGTCGAAGGCGGCTTCCTGCCGGGCGCGCTTTTGATAATGCGCGAGGCCGATAGCCGCCTCGCTCAGGCCGCTGCCGAGCGCCTGCAGGCCCTGGCCGATCGCCTCGGCGCCGGTGCGCACCTGCGGCGTGGCGCCGGGCGTGAGGCCGATTTCGGCGCGATAGTCGGGAAAACGGGGCATGGCGGGATCCATCGGGGCAAAAGAAAAGCCCCGCCTGGAAGGGCGGGGCTGGGGGAGATTTTCCTGGGACCGCCGGCTTTCAGCCGGCTCTTGCTTGTCCGCGAGCGGAGCGATTCCAGAGGCCGACTGAAAGCCGGCGGTCCCAGGAAGAAAACGGCCGCCTTATTCCGGCGCGCCGGCCATACCGTTGCCGAGAATGGCGGCAGCCTGGCCGACCGCCGGCATCAGGTTCTTGGCCGCCTCGCCGCCGGTCTTGGCCATTTCGAGGGCGGCCTGGGCCTGCTGCATCTGCTGCTTGGCCTGCCTGATGGCGTCGCGCTCCTCGGTGGTCTTGAGGATCCTGTGGGGGGCGCCCTCGATCTCGGTGACGGTCCGTGCGATGGCGTCGAGGTCGAAATTGTCGACCACGCTGGGATCGACCTGCGCCAGCGGCAGCACGGTGGAGAGCGTGCGCTGAATGCCGATGCCCTCCTGGCTGCGGCGCAGGCGATCGAGCGGAGAGGTGAAGCGCGCGCCGAACTCCCGGCCCTTGAGGCTGTCGGGCGGCTCCAGCGGCGAGCCGGCCTGCATCGCGCCCTTGCGCTCCATGATGCCGGCCAGGCGGTCGACGTCGCGCCCCATGGCGATCTGGATGCGCCCGCCGGCTGGCCCCAGCAATTCGCCCTTTTCATTAGCCCGGATCATCGCCTCCGTCGCCGTCATGTTCGGGTTCTGGATCAGGATCTGGAACAGCGAGACATAGAGGCTGTCATTGATGGACTGGCGCTCGGCCGCCAGGATCTCGTTGACGAAATCGGGCCGGGCGCCGGGCTGGAGCGGGACGATCAGCTGCCGGCCGTCCTGGCTGACCGCGCGGTAGTTGATCTTGCCCGGATTGAGGTTGGGCCGGTTCATCACCCCGTCATGGGCGACGCCCCAGGGCGGGTCCATATAGCCCTGCAGCCCGCGCAGCGAGAGCTTGCGGATGGCGTTGAGGCCCTTGATGTCGGCCATGGCCAGCATCACCGGCGACTGGGCATAGGGGCCGTCGACATCCACCGGCGCCCAGTAATAGACGATGAAGGGGAACTCGTAGAAACCGCTCTCGCCGATCAGCTTCATGTGGTCGCGGTCGACATAGAAGGAGGCGAAGGGCGCCTTGCGGTTGGTGCCGCCACCGGAGCCGGCGCCCATTCCGGTTTCCCGGCGCGGCTGCACGGCATGGATGACGGTGAAGGCGCGATCCTTCTCCGCCTGGTTCTCGGCCGCCCTCACGACCTGGTCGGCAAGCTTGTCCGGCCCGAATTGCTGCACCATCTGGCGGGCCGTCATGGTGAACTTGCGATAGAGCGTGTCGGGCTCGCCCTGGGCATCGACGGCGAGATAGCACTGGCTGAGCGGCAGATGGCGGTAGAGCACCGGCGCGGCGGCGCTGCCCGCGCCGAGATTCTCCTCGGCGAAGGAAATGCCGGTGCCGAGCGCGATGGCCGAGCGCAGCGCCTTCTGGTGGGCGCCGATGAAGCCGGAACGCGGGTTGTAGCGCACGGCGAACATGTAGTCGCGATAGCGCTCGAAATACTCCTTCTCCTCGTCGCTTTCCTCGGGCGCGAGCGGATCGGTGGCCGCCAGCCCGTGCCATTTCTCGGACTGGGGCGTCACCAGGCTTTCCATGCCCGAGGCCAGCCGGTCGACGGCGCGCATGGCGGTGTCGTCGAAGCGCTGGCGCCCGCGCTCCACCGCAACCGGCGCCTGGGCAAAATTGTCATAGGCGCTGGGATTGAGGGAGGAGGAGCCGGGCAGGAAGCGATAGGTGTCGGGCAGGCAATAGGTGGCGATCTCCTGCCAGACCGCCTCCCATTGCGTGCGCTGGTTGGCGAGCGCATCCAGGCGCTGCACGAGGTCGTTCTCGATGCTCATGGTGTGGTGCTCACTTGCTCTATTGCGTGCGGCCGAGCTGCTGGACATTGACGTTCTGGCCGTAATTGGGATCGCCGAGCCCGCCGGTGAGCTGGGTCTGAGCGGCGCCGTTCTGGTTGCGCACGCGGCGCAGGGCCGTCTGCACGGCGGCCTGGTTGGCGTCGTCCTGGCGGTTCGGCACCGGCGGCGGCGGAGGCAGAGGCGGGGGCTTGGGCGCGCTGAAGCACATGGTCTGGCCTTTCGTTGGGGGCGGATGCACGGGCGTCTCGCCCGTTCTTGGAGGTGATGTGTATGACGGGAAGAGGCGGACGAGACGTCCGCGGTCCCAGCCTCGGCGTTTTCTGAGCAAACTTTCCCGGCATCGCGCATGAAGCGATGCGGCTGGGACCGCGGACGTCACAGCGACATGTCTGCATGTCGCGGCGTCCGCCTCTTGGAGAGACTGCCTGCCGGAAAGGCGGAATGCGCGAGACGCCCGTGCACCCGGCTTCAGGAGCGACTTCCCGTTGCCGCGTAAGTCACGAAATCGAGGCCGCCGCGACCGTAGTCGAGGGCAATTCCTTCCCGCCGAAAGCCCAGGCCTTCCAGCCAGCGATGCGAGAGATCATGGTCGATGGCGGTGCGCACCTCGATGCGGCGGAAGCCCTCCGCAATCAGCAACCGCCGCACGCTGCTTCTGGCGAAGCGGGTGACGGCGGGAATGGCCCGGCGCATCCGGCGCGTGCCATAGGCCCAGCCGGAGCCGAGGCCGGGAAACAGGCGGGTGACGCCGAAGGCGGCGACGGGATCGCCTTCGATCCAGGCCGTCCAGGCGAGATCGGTGGAGGAATGGAACAGCATGGTGCCGATGGCCGTATCGCTTTCCTCGATCACGGCGCGGATCTCCCGCCTGTCCTGGTCACGCATGGTAGCGGCGATAAAGGTCATGTCCCGCAGCGTGGCGGGGCGAATGGTGACGGACATGCTATCGGAAGCCTTGCTTGGGACCTCCGCGCTCACGGGGAGGACGAATGCTGCGACCAGGCCTGGCACAGGAGCGCCGGCACCCCAAACGCAAAGCGCCCAGCCTTGTGAGCCGGGCGCAATTTCTTATGGTCGTAGTATGCCAAGAATGCGGGCGTCGGTCAATCTTGTAGTCGGCAAAGTTTTAGCAATTTTACAGCTGCTTACGATGCACCATCAACCAGATTCGCCATCAGCGTAACCCTATGACCATCATTTGGGTTTGGGGGGCCATGTCAGCAGCGGTGAGGTCACGTTCTGCGTTTCAAGAAACTCCTTGAACATCTGGCGGATCGGCGGGAAGTCTTGGGTGATGCAGCGTTCATTCCAATCATGCTCATCGGGAAAGTCGATTATACCGGCTGGCCTTGCTTCATCGAACATGCAACGATATACGCGCTCTCCATCGACGACATCGTAGAATTCTATTTGAAAATTTCCTTGATGCGCTTCGACATTCAGCATTTTGTCGAGCGTCTTGCTGTCATTATCGTTGGCGTCGAGCCTGACATTTCCTGTGCCTTGCTGTTCGAGCATCGTTAGTTTCTCAAGCACTCGATCCCAAGGGGGATTGCGAATGGAACGATGACCATATTGGTCGTCATCCAAATGCCAGCTAAGGCTTAGATGTTTGCGCAGTATTTCTGGCATCTTCAATCTCCGTCCGATGCGGTGAATTTTGGATCTCCGCTCTTCCAGTATAGTGTCTTGCCGCTAGTTTGTTCGTAGATCGTCCATTCCTTCAATCCGGCTTTCTCGGCGGCTGCGGGAAGGTGCTCACGGCAGGAGGGGCATAGATCGCGTCCTGACACGACCATCCTCAAGCTCCTGCCTTGTGTGCGGCCTTGGTCGTAAAGCTGCTGCAAAACATATAGCTCAGCATGCGCATCATACATTGTCTCATTCGGCCTTGTACCGTCGCGAGAGGGTGGTCTGTTCTCTCTTCGTACGGAGTCTGCAGCCAGTGAGTCTTTATTCTTATCGCCTCGATCAGGCCTGGATCCCGGATTGACGGAGTAGATCGGAGGGCCATCAGTCTGACCGATAGTAAATACGTCTGGCTGTGGCAGTGTTCTGTTGTTGTTTTTTTGATAATGGAGAGCTTTGGTTGCCCAATCTTCCTTAACGCCTGCTAGTTTCTCAAGAAAATCTTTGACCCAATCGGTTTCCGGTGTCACCCTTCGCGGTGGCGGTGACTGGCCGCCACCGCTGGCGCTAAAGCTTCCCCCTGAGCTGGGATTATCCGTCCGAGTTCGATAGGCGGCTTTGGCGACCTCCAAAGCAAGTGCCGAGTTACCTGTTCGTTTTAGCTCGGAGTCATAAGTGACCTCGTCATAGGGATTGTCCTTGGTCCAGACAGGGCGATGGATCGCTGGCTCTTTGGCTGGCGAGGCATTGGGGATGCCTGGTGTGCCGATTGGGATCGGATCCGATTGCGGCGCATCGGCCTCCCATAAAGGCTTGGGCGGCGTCCCCCACCATGCTCCGGGCATCGGGTCTTTTTGGCCGATTGCCTGCTGAACCCAGTTGGTCAACCGCCCACGCGGGCGTATGGCTGTGACCGTGACCGTGCCGTCTGCTTCTTTCTCCGGTGCAAAGGCGATGTCGTAGCTGAGGCCGTCCCAGCTGGTCGCCGTATAGTAGGGCTGCGGATCTCCCTGACGTTCGGCACGCATGAGCTGGAACCGGGCGTCCTGTATCGCGGAGTTCACATTGCCGATTTCGATGGAGAGGGAACGCTCCTTGAATTCCGCCGGAAGATCGGGAGCAAAATCCTTTTGGCCGTCCAGAAAGAGGCGCGTTATCGCGGGCGGTACAAGAACCTTGCCGAGCGGATCGACCGGGACGTAGTAGCTTTTGGGAATTGAGGTATCGGGATAATTTTCGGAGCCTTCCTCGGGTTGAGGCCAGATGCTGTTGCTGATCTCGCCGCCAATTATGCCCAGGAGCCCTGCTCCGAGCCCCTTTCCAATCTTGGATTTCCCTCCCGGGAGCGGAGCTGGCATTCGGCTTGCGCCATCGCTTTGAGTCGCACCAGGAAAGGCTGGATTGTTCTCGGTGTTCTGGAAGGCCAACTGCGTACCGGCGCCGGCCATGGGTGCCCGCATGAACATCCCCGGCGCCCAGCCATCCCCTTGCAGGCTGGCAAGATCCCGGTCGGTCTGGGCAATGGCGGCGGGGCGGTCGCCGCCATTGCTGCGCATGGCGTCTTCGATCATGCGGGTCCGAACGGTTTCGGCGCGGCTGGCCCGCTCGTCGCCGGTGAGGCTGGAGCCGAGGGCCTGGGCGGCGGCGGGGCCGAGATCAATGGCGGGGCCGGAGAGGGAGCGCATCGGGGCCGGGCCAGCGGGGGCGTTGGCTGCGGCGGCCGGGCTGGCGAAGGAGGCATCCGCCGGGTCGCCCGTCGTCTTGTCGCCGGCGTCGAGGCTACGGAGCGCGGCCGTGGCAAAGCGTTCTGCCAAAGGCGCGTCGCCCTTGGCATAGGCGATGGCGGCATATTCCAGCGCCGGCGGCAGGCCCGCCGATACCATCTGGCCGAAGATCGCTTGCTGCGCCCCGGGATCGGCGCCGGCGACGATCGCAGCACGCAAGGGCGCCAGCCGCTCGGCCATCGGCTTGCTGCGATCGCCGAAGGCGGCGAGCGCCTGGTCGACCATCGCCTTGGGTATGAGGCGGCGCTCTTCCACCGGCATGCCCAGCCTGTCCATGGCGGCATTGGTGGCCGACAGGGCCGCCTTCAACCGTTCGGGCGAATTGCCTGCCTCTTGCCAAAGCCGGTCGATCCGGGGATTGAGCGCCCTGACATAGGCATTGGGGTCCTTCGACCGGAAGGCGAGATTGAGGGCGATGGCCTGCCGGGCCCTGGCGTAGCGATCCCGTGCGCCATCCGGATCGGGGCCATCGCCCTGGGGGGTGAAGCGGGCGAGCCAGGCGCTCTGCTCGGCCGGCGTCATTGCCTTAATGGCATCGATATCGGCGCCGAGGCTGACGATGCGCTGGAAGTCGGCATAGCGCTGTGCGCCCGCCTGCGGGCCATAGGCCTTGGTGAAATCGGCGATGCCGGGCAGCGGGCCGTCATGGCGGCCGATGGTGGTCAGGTCCAGCGTGGCATCCCGTACGCCGGATTCGAGGGCGCCGCGCGACAGCGATTCGCCCTCCCTCCTGCGGGCGGCAGCCTGGTTGAGCAGCCGGTCCTGTTCCCGTGGCGGGATGTCGGCAAAGGCAGGATCGGCCGGGGCGTCGGCATAGCCGGGACCGGCGGAATAGATGGGCTGGCCGGCATCGGCGCCGAACATAGCGGTCTGGCGCCGATAGACCTCGGCGAGCGAGCGGGCGCCGCCGCTGTTGTGGTCGTAGAACACCCCCTTGTTGCTGGCGGCCGCCGCCGGGAACAGCTCGGCGGCCGATTGCTCCGGGTTTTCCCGCAAGGCCTGCAGGAATTTCACAGCGCCGGTAGCGCCGAGGAAATGCGCCATATAGGTGTTGGCGCCGGTGATCGGCAGCCCAGCCTTGGCAAGAGCGGCCTGGTTGTCGGCCGTCAGGGCCCGCATTGCCCTTTCCTGCTGGTCGGGATCGCCGCGGCCATCGGCGGAGAGCTCGAGGCCGGGATGTTTTTGCGCCAGCGCTGCCCAGGTTCCGGCGGTGAACTGATAGCGGCCCACGGCGACGGTCTGCCCGTCCGGGCCCCGGCTTGCCGCCTGGTCGTTGCCGCCGCTCTCGTGCTGGCGCACCAGACCGAAATAATCGAGGGCGCCGGGCGAGGCCGCGACCGGGGTCTCGCCGAAGGCGGGAAGCGGCAGGGTGCCCACCGGTTCGCCATAGAGCCTCTGCAGTGTCGGCCTGGCCCAGGCCGGGGCCTTGGCGAGCGTGGCCTCGATGTCGGGCGTGCCGTCCGGCTTCTTCAGGCCGCGATAGGCATCGGCCTCATCGAGCCCCCACACGGTGGGCGCCTGGCGGGTATCGACATGCAGGGACCTGCCGCCGGCATAAAGGCCGATGCCGCGGGCGCCGCTGGCGACGGCGGCCGCCAGGATGGCAGCCTTCTCAGCGTCCGACTTGCCGGCGATGTCGATGTCGAGCGCATTGCCGGCAAGATGCTGCGAGCCCCTGGCACCGCCCGCGGCGGCATTGGCGGCCTGGTCGCGCCGGCCGGACTTGACCTTGAGCTCGGGCACGACGCCGGCCGCCACCATGCCGTCGAGCAGGGCCTTCGTGGCGGGGCTGAGTCCGTCGATATCCGTCCCGGCGCCGCTGACCAGCCGGGTCTGGAATCGTCCCGTCGGTACCGGGCCGCGGCCGAAGGCGGCGGCGCCGGCTTCGGGATCCTCCCCATAGCGGGCATTCCAGGCCGTGGCGGCGAAGCCCTGCCGACCTGTTTTTGCGCCAGGGGCAGGCCGGAGCGATCGATCTGCTCGAAATAGCGGCGCTGCTCATCGGCGCGCGCGGCAGGATTGCGGGAGATGGCCTGTTCGGCCTCGGCACGCGAGCCCTCGATTTCCTGGGCCTCGTAGCCGGCGCGGTATTGCTGCTCGTAGATGGCCGCCTTCTCGGCGTCGAGCTCGCGCTGGGCGGAGAGCCTGGCGGCGAAGGCGGGGCGATTGCCCGGCGAAGTCTTCGCGATCAGCGCGCTGTCGCCTTTCTGTGTGGCTTGCAGATAGCGAGCGGCAAAGCCGCCGCCGCCCGGAGGCATGTTTCGGGTCGCCGCCTCGAATTCGGCCTGGCGTTCCCGGTTGCGCTGGGCGAAGCGCGCTTCGTCGTCGAAGGCGTTCTCGCGCGCGGCTTTGGCCTGGTAGGCCGCAAGACCCTCGCCAGCGGCGGTGAGGCCGCTGCCGAGGGCCTGCAGGCCCTGGCCGATCGCCTCGGCGCCGGTGCGCACCTGAGGCGTGGAGCCGGGGTTGAGGCCGATCTCGGCTCGATAGTCGGGAAAACGAGGCATGGCGGGATCCATCGGGGCAAAAGAAAAGCCCCGCCTGGAGGGGCGGGGCTGGGGATGAAGATGCGTGAAAAGAGCGTGGAGGCGCGTCGTTGGGGGCCTGTTCTCTTTCCAGGGGGCTTGCGGAAGCCTCTAGAAGCTGCTCAGAGCAGCACGTTTCCAGCTATTGGGAGCCACGCAGACATAAACATAGTTGGCATCGGCTTGCTGCGTACCCGCGGTGCAGGGAGCGCTCGATGAGGCTGGTGTAGCAAGCTGAGCGGTCAAGTGACCCGTAAAAGTTGCGTTGCCATCATCATCAAGTGTGAACGGCACCTTCTGGCCGGCGGTGTAAGCCAGCGCGCCTTTGCCAACCCAGGTCGAATAACGCAGCGTGTGTTGATTGATGGTCGATGCATCCGGGTTGTCTTTGAGACTCGCTCGACTTGTAAAATCAATCGTCTGATCAGGAGCTAAGCGAATGGCCGCTGCTTTGGAATCGAGCTTAAATCCCGAGGTGTCCAAAACGGCATTGCCAATTCTTGAATTGCCGCCAAACACGGTGGCGGCTTTTACATCTCCGTTGAAAAAGAAAGCATGGCTTACTTCGAGGTCGAAAGTGTTGCCAAATGACCAGATTACGTCGTTGTCTGGAATCTGCGGTGCAGCAAACATGCCGCCGGACTTGGAGTTACCGCCAGTATTATTCAAAGTATAAGTGCCAATTCCTCCGGTTGTACCGGAAGTCTGCGCCACTATCTTCAGAGGAATGGTAAAGCCAGGCGCGGAAATGTAGCTATCAGCCGCGAGAGAACCCGCCACGAGAGAAGTCACTTCGAGCTGGTCGCCTGTAATCTTTCCAACGAATCTTGCCGGTTCGGGCCAGTGTGGCTGCGTCACTCCCGTTGTGCCGCCTTTCGTGCAATACCAAGTGTAGGTATTGCCGTCCGCGGCCGTTATTTTCACGACGCTCGCGCCCTTCCTTGTATCTGGGCTCGAGGTTTCGTCAAGCGAATGGACGGGCTTGTTCGAAAACCAGCGCCAGTTCCCTTCATTGGTTGGATCTGCTGGATTCCACAGATCCATTGGCATGAAACTCAGATAAAATCCGACCCGGCCGCCGGCGACCCCAGCGTTATAATATTTGGAATCCCAAGGCATCCAGTCATATCCATTTGCCTTGATGTTCCCCTCTTCCATCCAGTTGGAAAAAGCTTGAGGCAACCGACCGGTGAAATCGTAGCTCTGGTTAACGAAACCCCAGGTCGAATTCTGGCCATAGCGGTTGGTTTCAAGCATGGCCGTCACATCGTACGCAGCAGACGGGTGTTGTCCGAAAGAGTCCAATTTGCCGTATATTGCGCTGGTGTTGCCCGTAGACGTCGGGCCTGTGACTGCAACGCTGTTGGACGCCGAATATTGCTGGTAATTTCCTGACCATGGGCCAAGAAAGTTTTTATCCATGTTCCAAAGAAAAAAACTCGCTGGGTAGTTGAATTTCTTCGTATTAATAAGACTTTTTGCTGCGTAAAAAGAGGCATTATTATAACTTAGCGTTAGGTCGCCATCTCCTACAGGGGGCGGGTAGGCGCCCGGCTGAGTTCCATTGAAAATCCAAGTTTCTATTTTATTCGGATCCGTTGCGATGATTGTGCCGTTCCATAGGCTGGTGTGAGGCACCTGGATAACGGAACCCGAGGGCAGGACATTGTCGTAGATATTTTGGACCGTGATCTGATCACTGGCGGAGCCGTCGAGTTTGGCGCCGAGCTTGGAGAGATTGACCATGTCCTCCGGCAAGTTTGCCCGCGGGACGCGAGCCGACCCGTCGAGGGGCGCTACGCCGTTTGCCGCGCCAACGGATGATTGTGGCACATATTGCGCGAGTGCGGGCGTGCTCAAAAGCGTCGTAAGTAGCAATATGAACCTTGCCGCGCTCGCGCGGCTGGCAGGATAAAGACAGCGGAGTTTTGGGTTATAGGTCATGCTTCAGGGCTCCTCTGAAAAGGTGAGCGTTGAGATGTCGGGGGATGCGTTCCAGGAAACACGGGGCTGGCCAAAAAAGGGGGGCGAGAGCGAGCGTGTTACGCAGGAAAGGAGGCGCTATCCCAGGGGAGGGGTGCGGAGGAAAAGGGGAGACGCGGCTCTCCTCACCTCTACCACTCAATAACTCAGCGGGTCGTAAGGCTGCGGTTCCGGGCGCATCAGGTCCAGGGCGGCCGGGTTCATTGTCGCAAACCTCAACATCATGATCAGGTACCGCGTGGCGCTCATCAGGTCGTCGCGCTCCTTCACCACCTTGCCGTCTTTGCGGTGATAGAGGCGGAACTCCTCCCACCACTCGTGGAGGTGGCGCGAGACCTTCAGGCGGCCGGTGCGCATGCGGTCGAGCAGCAGCATCAGCCCGGCCTCGACGCCGTTGGAGCCGTCCTCGAAGCGGGCGTGCTCGGGAAGCATCGCGAGGCCCTGGCGGCGATATTGCTCGGCGAGCTGTTCGCCCGAGCCCTTGTCGTGCTGCAACCCGTCATGCGGCCAGGCCCAGGGCAGCCAGTCGCCCCAGGCCCTGAGCGCCCCGGCATGCAGGAGCGGTGTCTGCTCGCGCGCCCGGAAGGCCCGGGTGAGATAGACCACGTCGGCGTCGCGGTCGTGATAGCCCATCACCGCGGCGAAGGGGTGGTCCCAGCCGAAATCCATGGCGCCGAGCGCCGGCCAGAACGGCTCGGGCCGGATCTGGTCGACGGCGATCATCGCCTCCTCCACCGGGAAGATGCGGCCCGAGCCGAGGATGGGAATGCCCTTGGCCCGGGCCTCGCGCTCGTGGACGGGATAGGCGGCGACGATGCGAGCCCGCATTTCGGGGGAATAATGGCCGGCATCGTCGATCGTCATGGTGGTGACGCTGCGGTCCCGGCTCGCCTCCGAGAGGAAGCGCCGCACCACCTCGGACATGCCGAGCAGCGGCGTGAAGGTCATCCAGGCGATGCCGCCGGTGGCGTTGGTGCGGGTGAGGCCCTCGGTATAGATGTCCTCGGGCGGCTCCTCGTCGAACCACAGCCAGTCGAGCGTCTCCCCCTGCCATTTCTCGCGGCCCTGCTCGTAGGATTTGAGCCCGATGGTGGAGGTGCCGCCGCTGACGTGGCGGACGCGGATGGAATCGATCAGCCCGGGCGTCGAGCGCGCCGAGACCAGGCCGACGATGTCGGCCCCGGGGATGGTGCCCGTGCCCACGGCCTCGGCGCGCCCCACCAGCATGCGCTGCACGGTGTCCCGCGTGGCGAGGCCGGTGACGCCGGCGGCCCAGGCAATCGTCGGCTTGTCGAAGCGCCGGCCCTGCCACCAGGGCGGATATTTTCCGGTGGCATGCATCGCCGCCTCGGCGCCGCCCGAATAGGTCTTGCCGAGCTGGTTGCCCGCCATGAACAGGCGTTCGCGATGCCCGGCGCCGGCCTGGTGGAAATCGGCCTGGCGCGGATAAGGCCGGTAGCGGGGCAGCCAGTCCGTGTCGAAGCGGCGCTTCTTCTCAGCGAGCAGCCTGAGCAGTTCCGATTTCAAGGCCGGCGCTCTGGCATTGGCGGAGGATTTCGCCGATGCGCCTGTCGAGTTCTTCATCGCTCAATCCGCGCTCGTCGAGGGGGGAGGCGACGTCCTTGGGCAGCAGGGCGTCGCATAGCTTGATGTAGGCGGTGGGGTTGTCGAGGCGCACGCGCTCGATCGCCCCGGCGCCGTGAGCGAGGAAATCGGCATGGAGGGCGGCGAGAAAGGCTTCGCCCAGGCCCGTGCTGGCCGATTTGGGCGCCGTGCCCGGCCTGCGCCGGGGGCTGCGTGGCCTTCCGGACGGGTTGCCATCAGCGTCGGTCATCGCCGCGGTCCCGGGCCGGTTCGGCCGTCCTGGCGATGAGCTGCCAATGCTCATAGCTCACGCGCTGGGGTCCCGGCCCGAACAGGGCTTCGGGCACCCCGGCGAGGAGATCGGCGAGGGCGGGATCCTCGGCCCGCTCGCGTTCCAGCCAGGCCTTGGCAAGGGCGAGTTCATGGTTCTCGGGCATCGATATACCTCCAATGAAAAACCCGCCGCGGCGGAGCCGGGCGGGCGGGGTGGGAATGGATGGGGCGTTTGCTCTATGAGTCCAGGTGTGGCAGATTTCGGCCTTGGCTATCGACGATTTCCCCGGCTGCACGGACGTCTCGTCCGTTCTTGGAAACGACGCCTTTGAAGGAAAGGCCGGCGTGGAGCAGATGGCTCTCGGAAAGGGCCACGAAGAAAACATTCGGCCTTTTAGACCGGACGCAATGTCTCAGGTTCACAATATGCCGGGAGACGATGTCTGTCAGTCGTATAACCGGCAAAAGACATTCGATCGGCGGTGCGGGTCGTTGAACTTGAAGTTGCAACGGTTCCTTGTCCAACTCCCAGTCCAGCCAACCCTCGCGATGCCCGAGTGTTCGTGAGCTAGGCTGGGCGGTCCATACTGGGTTCTGATTAATCTGCTATCGGCATGACCAAGTCGCGCGCTCGATTACAAAAAATTCCATTGCAATTGCGCAATCCTGTCAACTCTCAGGCAGTTTCAATTGCTTGCGCCATTCACCCAGCAGCACGTCGGACAAAAGCTCCGAGACGACTCCACTGGAAATGTCGCCGATATCCTCGCCATCGAGCGTGAACTCGATTTCGGCGGAATATCGGAAAGACTCATCGGTCAGGAAGTCGATGATGCTCTTGACATCATGGTAGCTTCTGATGTCGTCGTCCCTGTCGACGTTGCCTTTCAAGGTATCGAATATCTTTAGTTCCCCGCCAATAATAAAAGGACCTTCTTCTTCGCCTTCGTCGCCGTCTTCTCTCTGGAACAGGATTGGAGGATTGATGGCCCAGCTTCGGCTTTCCGTGAATGCCTCGAATTTTTCAGAAAAAGCCTCGACAAAATTCTCGAAGATCTCTCCAAAAACAAAAAACGAAAAGAAGCAAAATTTTGTTTTCTTGAAGGAAGGTTTCATATCACCTCCGTTGACATGAAGTGACCCGTGGGGAGTTCATAGACCGATAATAGATAAAATCGGATTGTGGAGATGTGATCGTTGCTTCGCCACCCTATGGATCATCTCTAGGAAAAACCTGATCTTCCGGGTCTAATTCCACACCGTCACGATAAACAGTGGCGATGCTATTTGGCCATGCATGCACCATTACGTATTTTCCTGCGTATTGAATTTCAAAGTTGTCACCAGGTTCGCCGCCGACACCCGTAATTGTTAAGTGTTCATCTGGCTCCAATGTAAAAAATTCAGCAAATGGTTCTAGTATGACGAGAAGATTGTGTTTTGCGCTATTAACGATGTGAAGATCTGTTTTGTATTCCATTTCATTAATCCTCCCAGTAATTTAAGATCGTCTGCATCAATTTCATTCTTGTGGGGGCGACGTAGTTGTTGTTGTTTCTCGAGAAATCATTCTGATATATATTAAACCAATATTCAATCATGGACTTTGTTGTACCTGCTGCTTTCATGCGTTCGATCTCGGAAGCGTTGATTTCAGACTTTCGCCTAAGTATTTCATCAGGGGAGCCTCTCCATTTCAGCACTTTATCCCCGAAATCAGTTCTGCTCATTCCTGGTGGGTGCGGGCGGTCCTTCAGTTTTGGAATCTGGGGGCTTGTGACACCTTTGCCCCGCTTGGTTGGCCTATCCTGGTCAGCTGAGAAATTTGATGTGCCTTCCTCGTTTCCAGGCGAAATACTGGGAAAGATGCCCCGCTTTCTTTGTTGGAAAGCTCCTTTGAGGCCTCATATGCAACTTCGCCTGAATGGCCTTCCCTGGTGAGGCGATCATAGTCGCGGCGATCATAAGGCTCGTCCGTAGAAGATGGCGGAGGTTGAAAGTCTGGGTTATTTAATGTTCTTGTTTTGTTCTTGTCAAGATTGCTGTTTGTGTCATTCACATTGAAGATTTCGGAGCCACCGTCGTGATTGCGATAATTATTGATTGCCGTCGCTAGGGCCTGCCGTCTGTTAAGTCCTGCCTTTCGGGCAGCATAGTAATCGCCGGGATCGAAAGGCTGATCCGGGCTTGAGGCGGGAAGCGGCTCGACGAGAGGCTCGGAGCCGTTTTCGCCGTCATCGCCGCCTGCGGGTGAGCTCAGGTCCGGAGGCTGCGCGGTGGCAGGGAATATGCCGAAGGTACCGAGAGAGGAGGCTCGCGGTTGCTCCGGCGGGGGCTTTCCAATTCTGGCCAGGGCTGGATCGCCCTCGGGGATGAACCAGCGCGTTTCCCAAGCAGCCTGACGTCCTTCCTGTCCTTCCGGAGTCGGTTTGGCTTGGGCCCCTTGCTGGACCGCCTGCATGGTGCGGGCAATGGAGTAGGCATAGGCCGGATTGCCGCCGGGGATGTGTACAGGCTGTCATAGACCGCCTGGTCATAAGGTGCCGCGGCGGTCTGGGGAGGGCGAGGTATCGGACCCGCCTGTCCGCCATCGAAGGATGGCCACACATCCGGTTCTCCGGACGTCGGCGTCCGGCGCGCCATGACGATCCGCGCTGGCTCACCTGGTTTGGCGCCCGGCGAGAGGATAAAAGTCTACTCAGGCAGTCCGCATCCGATGGAAGGCGCCAGTCGGAGTATCATCGGAGCACGTCGGCTATGGTACCGCTCATCTCACGGGTAGAGCCGTGGTGAGACGACGTTTAGAGTGTCGAAAAACTGCTTGAACACGTCATAGACCAAATCGTAGTCGGTAAAGATGATACGAGCATCCCAATCGGCGCCTTGCATTTCGTATTCGCTCCATGGGATATTTTCGTCGAACGATACACGGCGAAATGGTTCGCCATTCTCTCGATCATTGAAGACGATAAAGAAATGATCGTTCTGCGCATAGGCACTTAAGGATTTTCTATATTCCCGTTTTCCATTATCATATTTTAACGTTACCGAGCCGTCCTCATGATGTAAGGATTCCAATTTACTCAGTACTAAGTTCCAATCACAATTTGACTGACCACCTCCACCCTCTGGACGAGGAATGTCACGAATGAACCAACTAATATAGAAACCATTCTTGATCATTGGGAGTTTTCCTCTGCTTGCATAATTTCTTCCATATCGGGATGCCAATATTTGGTATGCCCTGTCGCCGTTTCATAGATGATCACACCTTTGAGCTTTGCAGCGCTTGCGGCCCTAGGGATGTCGCGCTCACACCATCCGCAAACATCGCGTCCGTTGACGACCAAGTAGAGAAGTTTACCTTCAGTTTGACCTGCCTCGTGAAGTTTCTGGATTACGACGATTTCTCCGTGACTGTTTTTCAGTGCCTCATTCGTCATCGGCCTGCCGCCGAATTTATCTCGTCTTGCCTTATCGAGCCGAACTTCATCCGCAGCAAGACTGTCTTGGTCAGCAGCATTGTAGTCGAAACGAGCCTTTTGACTCATGCTGAAGACTGGCGCACCGTCAGTGACGCCGGCGACTGTAACGTCAGGTTGTCTTTGTTGGATACCGGTTTCGATTTGCTGTTGGCGTTCTCTAACCGTCCAGTCGGCATAGCCCTGAATGATTGCTGCCCGGAGAAAACGGACCCAGGATGTTTCGTCATTGGCTGGCTTTGGCGCTTCTCCGTCGAGCGGATAGTCGGCTACCGTTGGCGCCGCCCCGCCCTGACTGGCATCCTTGATCCGTTTTTGCAAATCGGCTTTGGCAGCCTCCAAGGCATCAGCCGTATTCATTTTCGCGTCCCGATGGTAGCTGTAATCCGCCATGTCGATATGTTCGCCCGGACCAAGAACAGGTGGGGGATATGACGGGCTTTTCGGTGACTTGTTAGAAACAGTTGGGACGGGAAGGCCATCTGTGCCTTTATTTGGAGGTGCGGAGCGATAGGCATTCCTGGCCGCTTTGAGGGCTGCTCGGGGACTGCCGGTTAATATCAATTCGCTGTCATACTTCTTCTCATCATAAGGATCGCTTGGATCTTGAGGAGGGCGAGGTGGCACAGTCGGAGGTGAGGCGCCGCCCTTGTAGGTTTCGAACCCACTTCCCTTGTTGCGATAGTTACTGATCGCGGTGTCTAGAGCCTGTTGTCTAGTCAGACCCGCCTTACGGGCGGCATAGTAGTCGCTAGGGAAGAAGGGCTGATCCGGGGGCGAGGGCGGAAGCGGCTCGACGAGAGGCTCTGGGCCGTTTTCGCCATCTTCGCCGCCGGCAGGTGAGTTCAGGATCGGAGGCTGCGCGGGAGTGGGGAATATCCCGAAGGCGCCGAGAGGGGAATTTCGCTGTTGCTCCGACTGGGGGATCTTGGGTATTCTTTGCGAGCCAAGTGGTACCGTCCCTAGCTTCGGTTCCGTGGCCGGAGCGGGCTCTATCTCCGGCGCTGGCGTGCCGGACCACGGACCGGCTGGGGCACCTTCGTCGTGGACGAACCACCCGGAAAACCAGGCAGCTTCACGCTTGGATTTCCGCACTGCGACGACTGTTGCTTCGCTATCGGCGTTAGGCCCACGAGCGAAGGAGAAGTCGTAGTCACCGACCGTGTAGTACGGTCGGTAGCTGCCGTCGACCTGATCGGCAAACAGGTCTCTTCGTGCTGCAACGAGCGCGGTGTTGAAGTCGCCGAACTCTGCGGACTTCGCATGCGCATCCATCCCCACATCATCCCGGCGCGGAAGTGCCTCGACCTGGCGCTGTATGAAGCCCGTTATGGCGGGTCCGATGCGTGTCCCACCGAAGGGAGAAAGCGAATAACTCGATGGTACCGGCGAGTCGGGATAGGGTGCCGAGGCGTCTTGGGGCCGCTTGGCTTCATCGAACAGCAGCAAGCCCAAGGGATCTGCTCCGCGGCTACCCGGATTTCGTCGGAGCATTTCATTCGCTGACGGGGGCAGGGAACGCGGCTGCGTGGAGCGCTGACGATCTGGGTTTGCTGGGCGAGGCTGCGGAGGCAGTGTCTTGAGCGCGTTGTCATTCACTGGCTTGGCGGTTGTGGCGCCTGGCCTTTGGATGACCGCCTTGCCGGCATTGTCGACGGTGGCGCCGGGCGATGCGGGTATTGCAGGGGCGGTATTGACATTGGCCGGCTTGCCCGACCCCTCGGGGATCTCGAAGGGCGGATTGGCAGGCTTATTCGGGGTCGACCCCGTTACGCGGGCACCGCCATTGTCCTGAGCCATGCCGACGCCCGGCTGTACGTCGGTGACGGTCCTTGGCTGGGCAGCGGCATAGAGCGAGGGGCTGGCCCGGCGGATGGCCTGGCTGGCCCGGGCAACGGCGTCGTAGGGGTCGCCACCGTTCAGGGACAGGGTGTTCTGGACTATATTATCAAATAATTTGGCTGTGAGGGGATCGAGACCATTCCTGCCGGCTGCTTGCAGCCTCGCCAGTTCGCTGGCCATGGCGGGGCCGAGATCGATGGCGGTGTCGGTGCGCACCGGCTGCCAGGCGGCACGGGTGCCGGCAGCACCCGCTCCGCCGCGCAGGGCGAGCGGGCTCGTCGGCGCGGTGGAGGCGGCCGAGTCGGCGGGCTGGGCGAGCTTCGCGCCGGCGGCCGGCTGTGGGTGCCGGTTGCCGAAGGCGGTATTGGTGCCGAAGGCCGCGAGGAGCAGGCGAGCGGCGTTGTCGTCGTCGCCCCTGCCATAGGCGGCGAGCGCCGGCGCGGCGAGGCGCGGCAGGCCGAGTCGCATGGCCTGGGCGAACAAGCCGGCCTGCTGGGCGGGATCGTCGGGCGCGGTGATCAGGGCGCGGAAGGGAGCGATGCGTTCGGAGAGCGGCCTGGCGGTGTCGCCGAAGCGCATCAGCGCCTTGTCGATCATCGCCTTGGGCAGCACGGCGCGGCCCTGGGCGGGCAGGCCCAGCCCGTCCATGGCGGCGTTGGTGGCCGCCAGCGCTGCCTTCAGCCTGTCAGGCGAATTCTCCGCCTCGGTCCAGAGCTTGTCGATGGCGGGATAGACGGCCCTGACATAGGCGTTGGGGTTCTTGTTGCGCGCAGCCAGGTTGAGGGCGATGGCCTGCGCGGCTCGTGCATGGCGCTCCCGTCCCTCCACGAAATCGGGGCCGTTGCCGGTGAACTCGAACGCCTTGGGCCCGAGGCGGGCGAGCCAGGCTGTCTGCTCGGCCGGCGTCATCGTCTTGATGGCGTCGACATCAGCACCGAGCTTGACGATGCGCTGGAACTCGGCGTGGCGGCGAGGACCGTCCTCGCGGCCATAGGCCGCGACGAAGCGGGCCTCGTCCGGCAGGACGCCGTCATAGCGGCCTACGCTGGTCAGCGCCGTCTCGGCATCGCGTAGCGTCGGTTCGAGCGCGCCGCGGGCAAGGGCCTGGTTCTGGTCGCGCCGGAGGAAGGCATCGCCGATCAGCTGGTCGTGCTCCGCCTTGGGGATTGCGGCGAAGGCCGGGTCATTTCGGTCGAGGGCGGCGGCGCCACCCTCCGGATCATCGGCGAAGCGGGTGCGCCAGGCCGCCATGGCAAGGCCGCGCTCGGCATCCTGGCGGCGCTGGGCCTTCTGGGCCGGCGTCTGCCCGGAACTGTCGACCAGGCCGAAATAGGCTTGCCGGGCGGTCGCCAGCAGCGAGGGATCGCGGGCCACGTCCTGCTCATGGGCGGCAAAGGCGTTATCGAGTTCCCCGGCCTCGTAGCGCGCGCGCCCCTGCCGCTCGATCGCCGCCGCCTGACCGAGCAGGGCCTCGCGTTCGGCGGCCAATCTCGCGGCAAAGGCAGGGCGATTGGCCGGCGAAACAGCCGCCAGCAGCGCGCTGTCGCCCTTCTGCGTGCTCTGCATGATGCCGGCCGCAAAGCCGGTAGCGGCGGGGGGCATGGTGCGCGCGGCTTCGTCGAGCTCGGCCTGGCGTTGTTGCCGGCGCTGGTTGAACCGCTCCTCGTCGTCGAAGGCGTTTTGGCGATCGACCCTGGCCTGATAGGCGGCGGCCTCGGCAGGGACCTGGCTGGGAGCAGCAACGGGGAATTGCAGGCCCTGGCCACTCTCCGGGTCATAGTCTGGAAAACGGGGCATGGGGGTCCATCGGGCAAAAAAACCCCCGCCGAAGGCGGGGGTGGGGGATGGGACATGTTCAAGGATGGGGGGCGGGTTTCCGGCGAGGACCCGGAACCATTGCATTCGCCGGAAGCGGAATGGTCTCGCGACAGGCTCGCATGTGGCTGCGATCGGCGTGCCCGCAGGGAGTTGGTGTCGCACCTTCGAGCGTGGCGTAAGGACGCCGGGGGGCGGCGGCCCCGGGAAGGGGCCGACAGTCTCTGGCGTGTGGTCAGTGGGTCACAGTGTTGCAGGACCGGGCGGGTCGGCTCCGGTTGCGATGCTTGGAAGGCAGGCTGGAGCGCCGGCCAAGCCCGGCAATGAGAAGGGCTGGGCCGATTTGATGCGTGTTATCGACGAAGGAGTTCCTAGGGGATGGTCGCCAAGCTTCTTCGCCAAAGCGAGCGCAGAGCACAAAAAAACGCCCAGACCTTTCGGCCGGGCGCTTTTCCTCATAGTCTCAATTTGCCATATTGGCTGATTGGCGTCAACCCCATAGTCGGCAAAGAATATTCAATCCGCAGCGCAAATCACCGAGTTCGGCGTGCTGGTTCTGCAGGATGCAGGTCTTGAGAGCTCGGAGATAGCGCTTGCCGTCAGGCGCGTCGTTAAGGGCGGTGAACATGTCCTCATAGCGCCGGCGCGCCTGGGCAATCGCCTCGGCATCGCCAGCCTCCTCGCCATGACCGCCGCCGCCCAGCATCAGCATATCGAGCGAGCGCGGATTGAGCGAGGCAAAGCCCATGACCTTGGCGTAACGAACCACGGTGACGCCGAAGCGGCAGCCCGCCTCATATTGCCGGGCATTGATCTCTTGTTGCAGGCAGAGTCGTCCGAACACGGAACCGGCGAGCTGGCTGCGTGCGTCCCCGGGCCGGACGCCCACGCGAATACGGTTCCGGGTGGCCGTGGCGGTGATTTCGGCGACGCTCTCGCGCTGGAGCCGGCCCGACGGTTCGCGTTGACGGATCTTCAAGAAAGGAGAGGGGCGCATTCGGGGCGTCCTCCTGATGAGAGAAAGGATTGAGGGGAAAAGCAAAAAAGAGGCGAACATCGCGCATTGCGGCCGGTGAAGTTATTAAGCTGGCTTATAAATTTAATCACTCCTCAGTGCGGATGAGGTGTCACCCCAGCTGATCGCATTGAGGGGGGAGGGGTCCAGGACCACCCGGCAGTGGCGCTCGACCCCTGGATTGTCTTCCCCGCCGCTTTGCCCGCACCGGGAATGACGGCGTTGCAGATCACGGTTGCTTCAGCGCTCCAGAAAGCCGGCACACATCTCGGCGGGCGAGCCGATGGGAGAAAAGTCGAGGGCACGCCAGCTGTCGAGGGGCATCGCCGTCTCCGACCGCAGGGCGTAGCTTTCCCAGCGCTTGTCGAAGCCGTGTTCGCGCCGGATGTCGTAGAGATGCTGCAGTGCTGCCCGGCGATAGGCCTGCGCCTGGCGATCCTGCTCGCTCGTCTCCTCGCTCTCGCCTTGGGAAGGACCGAGCTGGGCCAGGAGGGCGACCACGGCACGATGATTGCGACCGAGGGCTCGGGCGATCTGACGCAGATTGGCCCCTTTGGCGCGCAGGGCACGCGCGGTTTCGAGCTGGTCCGCCGCGCAATAGTGCCGGGGCTTGCTATTCGGCATCGCCATGTGGATCTCCGATGAAAGGGATGGGGGAAAAGGGGAGCCGGAGGGCGGGCGCTCATCGCAGCCAGGCAGCGACCAGGCTGACTGTTGCGGCCAGGAGTCCGCCGGAGAGAGCGCACAGGGCGAGGGCAAGCAGCCGGCTGCCACCGTCGGGAGCTGCATCCGGCCGTGCGTCGGCTGCGATGTCGTGGTGGGCAATGCCCGGATCGTCCGGCTGCTGCATGAGGCGGCCTCCTTCTTCTGTCGTCGGGCCACGGTCCGCCACGGCGCCGCGGGACGCCTCCGGATTTCCGGGAGACGATGCGGGGCGCGCAAGGCGCTTGCCTAATCTGTTTTTTCGCACTGCCTGCCGGGAGATACCGCCTCCTCGAGGTCACTAGTCCTGAGCCGGTTGGGCGAGCGATGGCTATGACTCGAATGTACCCAATATGGGTACATAAGGCAAGAGGGATGTTCCCAAAAATAATGCTAGTCACACTGTAATTTTTGAGGCATTGTGCCCGTATGGGGAACAATCTCAAAACATTGCGCACCGCCAAAGGCCTGTCGCAGGAAGCGTTGGCCCGGGAAATGGGTACAACCCGGACCCAACTCGTGAAGCTGGAGCGGGGCGAGCGGCGCCTTTCGGACATATGGATCGTGCGGGCCGCCGCGGCGCTGAAAGTCGATCCCGGCGATCTGATGTCGAACCGCCTGCAACTCACCTCCTTCGATCCCGACGAGCACCAGCCCGACGGCTTCTTCGAGCCGGAGGCGCCCGAGCCGCTCGATCCCGATGCGCCGCCGCGCATTCCCAGCAATGGCATCGTCGAGGTCGACGCCCGCGCCGGCATGGGGGGCGGCGGGCAGGTGGCGCATGCCTATTACCGCGACGGCGACAAGATCGAGACGCGGGACGCGGTCAAGCCTGATGCGTGGGTGTTCCCGCCCTGGTTCCTGCGGGGAATCGGCGCCAAGCCGGGGGAGTTGCTGATCATCGAGGCCAAGGGCGATTCCATGCGCCCGACCATCGCACCGGGCACACCGCTGATCATCGATACCCGCCACCGCATCCCCTCGCCCGACGGCATCTATGCCATCCGCGACCGCTGGGGCGACATCCAGGCCAAGCGTATCGAAACCTCCAAGATCCTCGGCGACAACACCATCCGGGTGATCAGCGACAATGGTGGCCATGTCCAGATCGCCCGCAGCGAGGATGAACTGCAGATCGTCGGCAAGGTCGTCGCCGGCTGGCATTTTTTCTGATTTCGTCACAGCTTGGGTTGACAAGATGTACCCATATTGGGAACATTGTTCCCATGAGCCACGGGGCTTGCCCGTAATGGGAGATGTCAGCCATGTCCGACTATACCCTGGCTTTCGAGGAGCTTCATCTCGTGCAGATCGGCGGCCTGCTTGCCGGGCCTCTCGATGGCGCCGCTCACATCGGCTTCGGTCTCTCCCGCACCGCGATGCGCTTCGACAGCATAAAGCTCAACGTCTGGAATCCCAGGGAGCGCAAGGCATCCTTTACGACGCTGAGGGAGGGCGATCCCTGGTTTGACGAAATCTGCAACGCCCTCGTCATCGACGCCGTCTATGGGGCCCTGATCGCCGAGGCCGTGGAAGGGCATTGGCGCCAGAAGCCGAGTGCCTATGACCGCGCCCGTGATCGCCGGGAGGCGGCGTGA